TGGTCCTTAATTCAAGCTGCAGCTCGGTCTTGGTCAAATGTATAATCCTCGGGAATATTTCTGAGGATGCCGGCAATTTTATCATGGAGTGGTTTTAACGCCATCTTCGTGAAATAATCGCTAAGCGCAAATACCCTGTCTTTCCCACCTAATTCTCTCTTCACAGAGAGTTTTGAGTGAGATACCCCACGGTTAAGGGGGATACGGACAGAGTCAAAGATTGTGAGAATTGACTCTTTAACAGAGGGGCCTATCTTAGGGACAATGGGAACTGCTTGACCTGTACTTGTATAGGTAAAGCCGAACTTCTTGTCTTCTGCTGGACGGTCAACTGCGTTCAGGTAGGACCATAGGTGTTTTAAAACCACCGGGTCTTGCTTTAGTGCGGCTAAGTCGTCTATGCAGGCTAAGATAGATGGGCCATTTGGACCCATCTTGGACGAGTATCCTAGGGTGGGCAAGTCTAGCTCCATAACTGAGAGTGTTGGTGAGAAATTGCTGACACAATCAGAAATGAGTTCCCCCAGGGATCAGTTGAAATCAGACCCTTTCGCAGTAATGCTTGAGAAGTCTGGTTCTCCTGGTACCTGAAGGGCGCGATAGTGAGACAGAAGGGTCAACACAGCCCTGATGTAATGGTAGTCGCCTTCTTTGATAGGTCCTTTTAGGTGAGAAATCGCCTTTGGGAAACCATCGAAGTGGGTGGCTGTCCATAAACCACTTTGAGCTGGATGTCCAGAACAATATTTTAACACGCACAGGAAAAGAGATTTCGCATTTAATAGTGCTTGTCTCTTACCTTGTGTGCGAACTCATTTGTCGAAAAGAGTAAAAACCTTCTCTACATCTGAGTCCGTAAGACGCGGTGAGTACAAAGTGGTTAACTTACGTACGGAACCCCGGAATGCTTGGAGGCTGCATCCTGCCCCCCACGGTTTTACGACGGTGGACGGTCGGGAGGTCTGTCTCCTTGTTATGATGGGTAAACGAACGGATTTAACTCCTTTTGTCTTTGCCATGTTTGTGTGTTGTTTTGTGCAGCTTACCCTGTGGATACTAATCTCCCTAGGTGCCTGGTGTAGTTCTGACCCGCCATAGGCTGTTGTTCCGGCCCAACACGTTGCCCCTTGCGGGGTCGCGTCCGGGGCGGACAGTATACTATGGTAGTTGGGGGGTCACCAGCCCCAGAACTGCTAC